ACTCTTCTACCCAATCCGAGCGAGTCCAGTACCGCCGATCAAGGATCGCGGACCGCAAGGAACCATCGAGGCAGAACCGCGCGAGAGTCCGGGACGATGGCCGGGTAGGGATGAGGAACGACGCCTCCGCAAGTGATATGTGATCGTCCGGTGGTGTAAGATGGACATCCCAGGCGAGCCGATCGAGCTTCCCCGCAAGGGCGGGAGGGTAGAGATACTCGCCGGAGAGGTGAGCGCGGACGGTGTTCATGGCGCATCCGACGCGCTTCGAAATGTCGCTGTAGTTCAGTCCCATCTGCCGGAGTCGATAGATTCGCATGATCTTCTCTGTGCCGATCATCTGCCGGGGCATGGCGTTCTCCTGGGTGTCAAAGTGAAATGGGTCGCGTACTGTCGGGGCAAGGGGGCTAGGAAATGGACGATGCATTGACTGAGGCGGTCGGTGGCTCCGGTGCGATCCAGGAAGCCTACGGGGACGTGGTCGAGATCGGCGATTCGTTCTTCGATCAACCCGGATGGGGTTACCGACTCCGCCGTGGATTATACGCTACGACCCTCTGGGATCGACAGGACGGCCGCTATCGCCCCGTCTACGAGACGGAGATCGACCTCCAGATCATCCGAGCTATGAGCTGGTTGCTCGTCGCTAGAGTGCCGATGGCGCGGGCCTGGGTTGAACGGCTGACCGATTACACGATCGGTACCGGATTCGACTGGAGCGTGTCGCATCCATCGCCGGAGATCAAGACCTACGCTAATCGGCTGATCGATGACTTTATGGTCTCTTGCGGTTGGTCTCCTGGGCTGGAGCGCGAGTCATTCGCGCGATCGATCGAGGACGGGGAGTTCCTCGGTGAGCTGGTATGGGATGGCGCGCCGGGGCTGGTCGTGCGGGAGGCAGACGAGCTATCGGAACCGCTCGGGCGGCTCGATCAGTACGTGCTGGCCGACTTCGACCCGTCGTGGTCCTTCGGGGTGATGACGCGACCGGAGCGACCGTCGATGCCGCTCGGGTATCACTTCGTCCGAGATGAGGCTGGGACCGATTGGAATTTCGCGCCGGCAAAGCGTGTCCTCCACTGGAAGCGGAACGTCCGATCGGGTGCCAAGCGGGGCGTCAGCGACTTCTACTGCCCGCACCAGTACCTTTCCCGTGGTGACAAGATCCTCGCGAACACAGCGGAAGGGACGGCCGTACAAGCTGCGATTGCCTACATCGTCGAGCACGCGCCGAACGTGACCGGGACGCAGGCGGCGGCGCTTACGCAGATGGCACGGGTCGTCGGTCAGAACCCGGTCACCGGGGCCTCGCAGCGGATTCTTCCGATGCAAGGCGCTCAGCGGCTCGATGTGAGGAACGGCCAGAAGTACCACGCGGGACCGCTCGCAGGGACGAATAACAGCCAGAACTACGTCGCGGTGATGAGTGCGGCGCTGAGGCTGGCCGGATCGATCAAAGCGTTCCCCGAGGGGATGCTGACCGGGGACTACGCGAACAACAACTACGCGTCGGCGATTGTCGCACAAAGTCCGTTCGTTCAGGGCCGGATGGCAGAACAGGCCGTGCGGGCTCAGGAGATGCGAGAGATGGTCCGGAAGGTTCTCCATCTGGCCGTGGATGCTGGCAAGTTCCGCCGGTTCGGGATCAACTACATGAGCGATCTGGAGCCGGGGTTGGAAGTGAACATCGTCCAGCCGAAGGTCATTCCGATCGACCGGCTACAGTTGGCGCAATCGCTGGCCGTTGAGAAGTCGCAAGGCTGGGTGACCGATCAGACGGCGATCACGGAACTGGGTCGGGATTACGAGCAAGAGAAGAACCAGAAACAGGACGGGCCGCAGGCGCCGGTGGACGTCGGGGCCGCGCTAGCCGCAACCCCTGAGCCAATTCCGACCGAGAAGGTGGCAGATACAGCGTTGAACGGGGCGCAAGTCCAAGCCGCGTCTCAGATAGTGGAGAAGGTCGCTGCTGGCGTTCTGCCGCGAGCTTCGGGCGTTGCGCAGTTGGTGATGTTCTTCCAGCTGACGCAGGAGCAGGCGGAGGCGGTGATGGCGACGGCCGGGACTGCCGACTTCGTGCCGACCGGGACGACGGTTGCTCTGGCACCAGTTCCGCAGACGGAGCAGGGAGCGACGGAGGAAGTCGACGAGTCGGGGCCATCCGGCGAGTATGCCGGACTCTCGCGGCAACAGTGGAACCGGAACCGTAAGGCGATCGCGGACGTGGTCAGCGAGTTCAAACAAGGCGACATCGATCGATCCGCGGCGGGTGTGATGCTTGGCCTCCTCGGGATCGCGTCGGCAAACGTCGATGCACTCCTCGGGCCGGCGGAGTCCGTCGAGCTGGAGGAATCGACCAAGACCTACAAGCCACCGGAAGGCGCTCAGGGCAACGCGAAGAAGGTTCTGGCATGGCGCGAGAAGCACGGCGACGCGGTGAAGGGGATGACTCGCGTAGGCTGGACCCGGGCGAACCAGTTGGCGAGCGGTGAGAATCTATCGCGTGAGACCGTCGGCCGGATGGCCGCATTCGGGCGCCATCGCAAGAACGCCGAGGTCGATCCGCAGTACAAGGACGAACCCTGGCGGGATGCCGGCTACGTCGCATGGTTGGGCTGGGGCGGCGACACCGGAGTGAACTGGGCGAGCGAGATCGTCAAGCGCGAGTCGATCGAGACGGCGAGCGGGAACCTGGAGGAGTCGACCGCGCGAGAGGTCAAGATCCTGGAATCCTGGGGTGATTATCCTTGAGTTTTGCAAGGTGTCGCGCGAGACCTTTGGGGGTGACATGCCGGATCTAGCAGAACGGGCGACATACGAACGGGCATTGGCGGCTGATGTGCGGGAGGTCTTCGGGCGATTCCGCGATCGGAACCGATTCGATGCGGACCGGTTTGGCCGCGAGATCGCATCGGCTACCTTGCCGACGGTGAAAGAGATCCGGCAGCGGGCGCTGATCGCGATGCTGATCCTCATTGCGGACGACGATCAGGCGATCGCTGAGCTGCTCAAACGGAACCAGCGATCCATCGATGCGGGGGCATCGGCTCAGGCGGAACGACTCGGGCGCGACATGGCAGCAACGTCGCGCGGATGGCTGGCCGACTCGGAGGACTTCGCGCGGACGCTGGAGGATCGGGTCTTGGCGCCATCGCGGGCCGATACGGTGGGTGTGACCGAGACGACGACGGCCGTCAGCGAGGCGGAAGCCGAAGGGCAAGACATCCTCGAAGGAATCGGGATCGACACCGAGCCGCGCTGGATCACTCAGTTGGATGAGCGGGTCTGTCCGGTCTGCGGTCCGATGCACAATCGGCCGCGCTCGCGCTGGGGATCGATGGGGCCTCCTCCGGCGCATCCGAACTGCCGGTGCTTTCTGGTCTATGCTGCGACCGTCGCGACGCGCTAGGTGGCATTCCACCAAAGTGATTACCTCCACCGTAACCTCATGCGGAACGGAGGGCGTTCAATATGGCACGATGGGAAGAAGCCTATAGCGGCGGCAAGGTCGACCGTGAGGCTGGAGTGATTCGCGGGGTCAAGGTCTTGGGCCTTGAGTCGCGGAACCGTCGGCGATACTTGAAGGAAGCCGTCCGGAAGGCGATCCCACTGTACGAAGGGGTGAAGGTCTTCATCGACCACGACCGCAAGAACGGGGAGCGATCCTTCAGGGATCGATGGGGCACGCTGACGAACGTCCGCGCGGATGACAACGGGGAACTATGGGGCGACCTTGAGTACCTCAAGAGCCATCCGCAGACGGAGATGATCCTGGAATCGATCGAACGGTTCCCGGATTCGTTCGGGCTGAGTCACAACGCAGACGGCGAAGACAAGATGCAAAACGGGGTGTCGGTGGTTACGGAAATCGTTGCCGTCCATTCCGTCGATTTGGTGTCGGATCCAGCGACCAACAAGGGACTATTCGAGGGGTACCAGATGAAGAAGAAAATGATCGAGGCTGTCGCTGGTTCGGTGTTGGCGCCGGTCCTGGCTCGCCTGCTTGAGAACGAAGGCTACGACGATATGGCCGCGATGGAGATCGAGCCGATGGAGGACACTCCGGAAGCTCACCTCGATATGGCGCTGTCGATGATGGTGCAGAAGATCATCGCCGACAAGGCGCTATCGATGGAGCAGAAGCTCGAGAAGTTCCGCAAGGTGCTCGAAATGGAAGCCGCGATGCAACAGAGCGCGGAACCCGACGCGGCGGTATCCGAAGAGATGGACAAGCTCAAGGAAGAGAACAAGGCGATGAAAGAGTCGCTGGAAAAGATCCAGACGGAGGCGACCTGTCGCCAGTTGCTCGAATCCCTCGACCGAGAGTGCACCGCTCCACGGCTGGCCGCGCTGATGGCCGTCGGTGAGTCGTTGCGCAAGGCACTCGTTGAAAGCTGGACCGCTCGATCGGAAGTCGGGCTGAACCCGGCGAAGCGACCGGCCGCGAGTCCTGGCAAGTTGCAGGAGGGAACCGAGAAGTATCCATCCAGTTTCCAAGAGTTCATCCGTTCGATCGGCTGAGCCTGTTTTTCCAAGTGATTCAAGGGTTTTTCAGAAGGAACAGAGAACATGCCGAAGGGACTGAACCTGGACGATCGGATCCATCAGGTGATCTACACTCACTCGATCGTCGACGATTTCTACGCAGAAGACACCAACGTGTGGACCACGACCGCGACCAACAGCGGAACCTCGGCCGTCGGCGATTCGGCCGGCGGTGTCGTGGCTCTCCAGCCATCGGATGGTACCATTGCGGACAACGATGAAATCTACTTACTGACGAAGGAGGTCTACCTGTTCGCTGCCGGCAAGCCGCTCTACGGCAGGCACCGCGTCCAGTTCACCGAAGCCAACACCGATGACGCGAACGTGTTCGTCGGTTTCGGATCGGGCATCGCTGCGGACTTCCTCCTCGACAACGGGGGCGGGCCTGCCTCGTCGTTTTCTGGTGTTGGGTTCTACAAGATCGACGGCGGTACCAACTGGCACGTGATCTTTTCTTTGGGATCGACTCAGGACAAGGTCGAGTTGAACGCGGCATCGAGCCTGACCAAAAGTGCGCAGGTAGCCGGCGGCGCAGCCTACCAGTCGCTTGAGATCGAAGTGGTCCCAACGACCTCCGCTCTGTGCGATGTGTTCTTCTATATCGATGGCGTCGCGGTCTACACGATGAAGGGCAAGACCTTTACGAGTGCGACTGAGATGAGCGCTGTCTACGCGCTGAAGAACGGCGGCGCGAACCAGGAGACCCTCAACGTAGATCTTCACGTCAGCGCTCAGAAGCGCTGATCCTTCCCCGTACTTGGTGTCGGTTTTTTGATTGTGGTTTGAAAGGAATACCAGATGAGCAGTGCGATTCGGAATCGGCACCAGGAGCTGCGGCGGTTGTATGAAGCCGCTCGCCGGGATGGGTGCGTGAGTCGGTTTGTTGAGGACGTCAGGCAGAGCTTCGCGCAGGACCGAAAGGAACTCGGGCACCGGTGGTCGATCCGCCAGTTGTTCGAGAACTTCGTCGATTCTGGTCGCGAGTACATCGACACCTACTGCCGTCCTGGTGCTGAGGTTTCCAACTTTCAGGAAGCTGCGAACGCAGTCGATACCGGCGCGTTCTCGGTCCTGATGCAGCAGTTGGCCTTCACTCAGACGCTGGACGGATACCAGCAGCCCGGGTTGATTGGCGATCAGTTGGTGACGACCATTCCGACTCAGTTCTCCGGCGAGAAGATCCCGGGTGCTGGCCGCGTCGGTGATGCCGTCGAGGTGGTCAACGAGGGCAACCCGTACCCTCAGGCGACCTTTCTCGAAGAGTACGTCGATACTCCGGTGACGATCAAGCGCGGTCTGATCCTCGACATTACGAAGGAGATTCTGTTCTTCGACCGGACCGGCGTGGTCCTCCAGCGTGCCCAACGGCTCGGGGAGGAAGTGGCGGTCAACCGTGAGAAGCGGATCCTGGATGTGGTGTGCGGTATTTCGACGATCTATCGGCGCAACGGTGGAGCGGCTGTCGCGACCTACCAGGGCGACAACACTGCGACCACGAACGCGCTTGCCGACTGGACCGACATCGACGCGGTGGACCAGAAGTTCAACGCGCTGACCGATCCAACGAGCGGCGAGCCGATTGCTGTGATGCCGAACGTGTTGCTGGTTCCGCAGGCGCTGCAGATGACCGCGATGCGGATCGTCAACGCTACGCTGGTTCGACAGATCACGAGTTCCAACGTGGTCGAGACCGAGACTCCGGGCAACCAGTTGGCTCAGCGGTTCAGCGTGGTCAGCGGTGCCTACGTCAAGAACCGAACCAGTTCGGACACGACCTGGTTCTACGGCGATCCGAAGCGCGCCTTCGCCTATATGGAGAACTGGCCTCTCCGTGTTGAGCAGGCTCCTCCTAGCGATTCGGCCGCGTTCGAGCGCGACATCGTCGCACGGTTCAAGGTCAGCGAGCGCGGAGCGCCGGCTGTGATGGATCGGCTCTATATGGCAAAGAGCACCGCCTGATCCATTGCGTCGGGAAACTGAAAAGAAGTAGACTAGGATCCATTCTTCGGGGTGGATCCTAGTTTCGTTTGAGGGGTGAGGAATGGCTGAGAAGAAGGGAACGATCGAGGACTTGCGCGACGTCGATCGGCTGATTGCTGAGAAGCAGGCGGCGCTAGCGAAGCTCGACGCGATGTTGGAAGATCGAGCGCAGAAGGCGTCCGGCGGCATTGTCGCCAGCGGTGGACCTTTGCGCGGAAACGGGTACAAGTTCCGGGTCGGACCGCGCGACCAGAAATGGTCGGCACAACTCCCGGCGGAGGACGTCGAAGCGTGCGACGAGTCGGAGGCGCTCCGATGGTACGCTGCGACTCACCAGGATCCAGAGAAGCCCGGTCGTTCGCTCGATACGGTCAAGGTGCCGTTGAAGGTCGAGATCGTCGGCGGTGCCGAAGTCCGCGCGGCTGCGCTGCGGGACGCGCACAAGGAGGCGACGATCCGGGCGAAGTTCAATCGGACCGGTCAGTTAACCGAAGAGGAGTATCGATGGATGGAGGAGCGAGGCGTCCCGCTGCTCTAGGAGTCGGGGCGTTCCTCTCGGATTGGCGGAGTATTGCCGACGGACTGCAACCGTGGAAAAGCCGCAGGCGGGGCCTCTACCCATCTCCAGAGGTGACCCGCCATTTTTCTTTTACTCATGAAAGGGGTATGTGATGGCCTGGACGGTAAGATTCGACCGCGTGACGATCGATGTTGCTGAGGATGTGGCAGACGAGACGGAGGCGATCCGATTGGCTCGTCTCAAGTACTCGCCGGATGCTGCAGAAGTGGTTGCCGTGAAGGTCACGCGCGAGACCTTGCCTAAGGTCGACCCGGAGCCTGCGCCGATCGTCGCACCTGAACCAAAACCGGAGCCGGCTCCACCTCGCCGGAAGAAGCGATGACCTCTGCCTATCTCGCGAACCTCAAGGCACGACGGGACGCGATCGCAACGGAACTCGCCGCGCTCGATATGACGAAGGCCGGCGGCAAGCCGAACCTGTCGAGCACGGACGGTGGGACGGCGATCGACCACGTCGGATACAAGGATGCCCTGTACCGAGAGTTGCGCGAGATCGACGGATTGATCCGTGCGGCGGCTGAGACTGAGGCGGCGCTGAACGCTGGCGATGGTGGGCCGTTCGAAATATCTACTGACCTGATTCCGTGAGGGGAACGATGAGCTACCGCAAGGTGATCGAAGCGATCCAAGGATGGGAAGACCTGACCGAAGCGGAGGTGATCGATGCAGCGATCCGGCAGGAGCATGTTTACGCCGATCCGGACAGGTGGACCCTGCTCGGGTTCGCGACGATCATCGGACCGGAGAAAGTTCAGCCGTTGATCGATTTCTTGGGGAGCATCGGACTCGGTTGGATCGCATCACAGGCGGCGGCTGGTGGTGTGCCGATCGGCGCTGCTGACTTCAACGAAGCGATGCGCGCGATCCCTCATCCGTCGTGTCAGATGTTGGCAGATCGCGGGCGTCGGATGGTGTCGCTGTGCGAGCTGTTCACGGTGCCTGAGGATTCTTCCGCGATTGCGAATGGTCTGCGGTCGATGAAGGTAGCAAAGGCGAAGGCCGCTAAGTTGAGCTCGGGTTCCGGGCGCTACAATTCCTACGTGGCCGCAATCGAAGCGTGGAATGGTGACCCTGCGACGGAGCCTGTTCTGTGACGATTTCCCGCATCAGTTCCGCAGCAGCAGCCGCATCATCTGTCACCCTCGGCACGCACGCCGTCGGGGATCTTTTGATGGCGTTCGCGTTCAACGACGGCTCAACGACCGTCCCGGCTTTACCATCTGGCTGGATCAATCACGGGACGGTTGCGGGAAGCTCGACGGCTTACCGAATCGGATACAAGATTGCAGCATCATCCAGCGAGACTTCGGGGACATGGACCAACGCTGACGGGCTGATTGTCGTCGTGTACCGTGGCGGAACTGGGTACATCGTGCAGCCCGGTTTTGCCAACGGTAATAGTGGAACATCGACGACGCTACGGTATTCCGCATTCGCCGCAGCCAACGACCGGGAAGGCGCGGCCGATCGCTGGTTCGCCGGATTCGCTGCAATGCGAAACGACACCAACGCAATCGAAACTCCACCTACCAACATGAGCCTTGTTGTCGGGCAAGTCGGAACAGGCTGGGAGATGGCGTGGCATGATAGCAACGCTACGTTGACAAGCTGGCCTAATACTGACGTCACTGTTGCGACGTCTGCATTCTGGCGCACTGGTGTCATTCAACTGTACGAGCAGGACCATCAGCAGACGGGTGGCGGTGGTAGTGGCGCGATGTTTCTTCCGAGGGGCTGGGATGGAGGAGTCTTTGGATGAAACGCAAGATAACGGCAGGGACCACACAATTCAATCTTACGGTCATTGCCTATGACAACACCAGCACCAGCGGCGCGGGGCTCTCTGGACTGACTCACACGACCAGCGGACTGATTCTCGAGTGGCGTCGGGCTGGAGATTCTACGTGGACTCAACTTGGAGTCGGCACGGGATTGGTCGCGGGCACCCTCGGAAGCTGGACCAGTGGGGGCATTGTCGCCAGCGGTTCTCGGGCCGGTCGTTACCAGATCGGCATCCCTAACGCAGCGATCGCATCCGGTGCTCGGTTCGTTGAAATCTGCTTGCGCGGTGCCGCGAACATGCACCCGGTAGATCTCGAAATCGAACTCGACGCGGTTGATTACCAGGACGCGACAGCGTTTGGTTTATCTCGGATCGATGCTGCGGTGTCGTCAAGGATGGCGACGTACACACAGCCAACCGGATTCCTTACTGCGACGTTTCCAACGACGGTTGCCAGTACAACAAACATCACATCGGCCAGCGGGATCGTGCTTGCTTCAACGACTCACACCGGCGCGGTGATTCCAACCGTTTCAACCGTGACCAATGGCGTGACGGTGACAACGAACAACGACAAGCTGGGCTACAGCCTTGCATCGAACGGGATGGCGTCTGTTACCTCCTGGACTGTTGACATCACTGGCAACTTGTCCGGATCCGTTGGCAGCGTCACTGGTTCCGTTGGCTCGATTTCTGGCGTGACGTTCCCTGCTTCGTTCGGAAGCTGGACGGCACCACTGAATGCCTCTGGCACCGCTTCCGCCGTCTGGGATGCACTGCTGGCGTCGTACACCGTCAACGATTCGTTTGGTGCGAGGGTGGTGCGATCGCTGAACAGCAACAACACCATTCAGATAACCGTATCCAACCATGCAGCCGCAGTGATACATGGACTTCAGCCCGAGGTGATTAACGCCACCCACTTCGCCCCGGGTGCGATCGACGACAACGCACTAGCCGCTAGCGCGGTGACGGAGATCGGCGTCGGTGTCTGGGTCAGCGCCGGATACGCTGCTGCGATTCGCGCGGCAGTTGGGCTCGCGGCGGCAGACCTCGATACGCAGCTCGACGCAATCGCTGCGGCTGTCAATCCCGGAGCCGTATGGACCGACCCAGCGGCGGCAACGACGATCCGCGCGGCGATGGGGCTTGCGACGGCTAATCTCGATGCTCAGTTGGCGGCGGCTCTGGTGTTGCAGAAGCTCGCGGCAAGCGGTGCTACAGGATCGGTGCAGGTGACCGACAACGGCAACGGGACCGCAACGCTGGTGTTCAAAGACACGAACGGAAGCACGACGCTGGCGACCGTGACCTACAACTACACGAGCGGCGCGAGAACGAGGGTAAGCTGATGGCGATCCGGATCGTCCCCTATTCGTTCGTCGGTCCTGTCACCTGGATCCCTGATCCTGGCGAGGTGGCCGATGGTGTGCTCTATGGGCCGTTCCTCGATTACGAAGGGACGGCGAGCATCACACCGATCCCGTCGCCTGTCGACTTCGAGCACAAGCTGTCGGTCGACTTCGAGGACGATTGGCAGTGGATCGACGGCGTCGAGGATGCCGGCTTTGAGTTTGGACCTGACCGCGAGTTCGACGGAGCCACACCAACGGCACCGGGCGGAGGCGTGAAGGTCTTGCGCTGCAATCCGACGCACGACGAAAAGATCGTGGCGGCGGCTACGTCCGTGGGGTACGACGTCACGGATATGGTCTTCGTCATCTGGGCGGAAACGTTGAACGATGGAACGGATCCGATCGAGCCACTGCCAGCCGACATCCTCAAGTTGGAGGTCGACTGGATCATCAAGTCGGTCAAGCGGACGGTCGACTATTCCCAGTGGCGGTGCCTGTGCAGGCGATCCGCGAAGGCGGTTCGATGATCCCGAAGCGGTTCAAGGCTGAGGACGCGGTGAAGGTATTCGGCGACTTCGCCGATGCGATGGAGTCCGCGCCGCTCGATCGGGTCTTCAATCAGATCGTGCCAAGGATCCATGACGCGATCGCGGACAATTTCATCCGGACTCGAAACAGCTCCTCGCAAGTGTGGCCTCCTCACGCGCCGGCGACTGTCGCGCGATACGGGCCGCATCCGCTCTTGATCCTCTCCGGCAAGATGCTCCGGGCATCGACCACACGGGGCGCAGAGGGGCAGACTGAGACCATTGGACCG